TTAAATGATCTTTAAGTTCATTATTTGGGACAAATCCGTGATATGTCATATTAGGATCATTTCGAATCTCATCATATAAAGGCTCATATTGCTTATCCATATCATCCCAACCATAGATTTTGAAACTTGAAAACACATCAAGATGAATATTCTTATGTTTTTCTGCTAGATATTTAAATACAGGAACAAGAATATCTAAACCCCTCTGTGGAGTCGATGTATATACTAATCTAATAGTATCATTATCTTTTTCGAGACAGGATGCAGGTGCTGGTTCAATGCCACTTTCTAGGACGATAGATTTATTATCATAAGGAAGATTATGAACTAGTTGATATCGCTGATATTGCCAATCACTAATAAATACAAACTTATGAAAACTATTCAGAAAATCAGCATCTTTGAACTTTGCTGATTCTGGGTCTTCTGGTAAATCATGACACCAGAAAAGTCTAATCTTTTCCCAATCAAACTCTCTTTGTCGTGAGCAAATAATTTGAAACTCTTCTAAAAGTTTCGGATCAATAATATCACCAAGCATTCTTTTAGCAATTTCTGTTCCACCATTTGCATTTTCTGAAATTTCGTTTTCTTCAAATCCCATTAGTCTATCCTATATCCTGATTTTGCTGCATCATCGTAAAACATTTGAACCGTTTCAATCGAAAACTGATCTAAATCTTTTCCAAAATTATCTACTTTTTTAATTAGATCTGGCGACATTGTAATAATATCACACCCAGATCTTTCTGCTTGTACGTAATTATATGCTTCTCGTGAAGACGCCCAGAGAAACTCAATAGGAGTTCTTAATTTTACCAATTTTCTATATAAAACAGATTCATTAATAATCTCTTCTGGATTCAAACCAGTATCTGCTATCCTACCGGCAAATATTGATATAATCAATGGTGTCTCAGCAACAACACTTTCGATAATATCTACAACCTGATTTGTTGTAAAAACTGCTGTTACATTTACTTTCACATTTTCAAAATTGAGTTTATCAATAATATCATAGTTAGAAATACCTTTAGTATTCTGAACTGGAATTTTTACATAGACATCATAGTCGTGATCTTTACCCCATGAATTAATTTTCTCTGCTTGATTTAGCATTTCACTTTTCTCATCAGCAAAGACTTCAAGACTCAAAGATGTATTTGGTCTATTTTTTGATAGATATTGAATAACTTTTTTTGAAAACTCTTCATAATTTTCAACACCAGCTTGTCGCATTAGTGTTGGGTTTGTAGTAAATCCTACTACATTTTTATTTTTTGAAAGTTCGACGATACTATCATAATCAGCACCATCAGCATATAATTTAATCATATTTATCCCCAATAAATTTACACGCCTCTAATATATTACCAAATGCATAATCTGGTTTAGTATATAGACATTTATCATAATCGCCCAATAGCATAGTAGTTAAATTAACTCTATTTCCCGCCAAAACATCTTTCCATCTATCACCAATCATAAATGATGATTCTACATCAATGTCATATTTATCAATCAATTGTTCCAACATTCCAGTATTAGGTTTATATAATTTAGAATCTCTATCATAAGCAATCATAATATCATCTATTTCAAGTTCCATTTCTAAATGCTTTGTAATTTCAATTAATGTATCCATAGCCATCTTTCCATCCTTTACATCCGGCTGATTAGTAACTACGAATACCATATATCCTAAATCTTTAACAATCTTAACCGCTTCTGTTGCACCTTTAATAAATCTAAATTCATTAAAATCCCAAGGAGCCCGGTTATCAATTAAATAATTTAATGTTCCATCTCTATCAAAAAATACTGCTTTTGATTTTACCATTTTGTTGCATTTATCTGTAATTCTGGATGTGAAACTAAACAATGCCAAATAACTGCTTGGAATGCTTCTGAGTGTGGAGTAATTCTATTTTCTTTAATATATGGGACTACTACAGATGCATTAGAAGCACGAACAGCATAACCATTAAGTTTTCCGACAATGGAAAGAACCACACCATCTTTTTTTCTAGCATAATCAATCGCATTAATAAGATTAACTGATACATTTTTTTCTTTGCTCCCTCCGCCAACCGAAAGAACAAATACACAATCATATTCATTGAACCTTGAAACTTTTAAATATTCAATAAATGTGGTTTCAAATCCTTCATCGTTTGTTCTTGCTGACAATTCACTTACATTATCAGTAGGCGCATATGCTTCTATACCACACAATTTTCTCAAATCATTCACCATATGAGAAGCATTTGCAGCCGAACCACCAACACCTAATACAAAAACTCTACCTCTATCTTTATAATCTTTTAGGTATGATACCATTTTTTGAATTGACGAACGATCAATTCCTAGTGCAATATCCTGAACTTCATGCATATAATTATTAATGTGTTCCATTAATTCTATTCCTCAATTCACTCGAACTAAAAGTATGTTTTCTGGATGTGAAATATAACTTTATACTCCTCTCATCACATATATAAGATCCTGTTACATCAGTATTTGGGTCATTATATTCTTCTCCTATAAATCTAATATGTATATCTTCAATACATAATAGGTTTTCTAGATCTTTTTCTGTATCATATGGTATAATCACATCTACATATTCACATCCCTTCAATTGTAAATATCTTTCATAAACACTTTGAACTGGTTTATTTTTTATTGTAGGTCTATCAATAGTCGGATTGGTATGTAATCCTATAATTAAATAGTCACAATTATCTCTACATTCTTTTAACATAGCAATATGTCCTGCGTGAAGCAAGTCAAAAGCACCACATGTAAATCCAATATCCATTATTAATACCCATCAACAATTTGTAGATATTGCACATTAGTAATATCAAAAACAAAATATTCACCATTCATCACATTGAATGCTGAGATAATAGATCTATTGTCTCGGTGAAATTGGGATTCTTCTTTATGATCTTCTTCTATATATCTTTTGGGAAGAAGATCTGGTTTCAAAGTAAGTCTCACCACACCCTCAGCGAATGTTATTTCGATAACATTATGTCTCAAATCTTTCAATACTTGATTTCTATTAAACATATTATTTTTTCCTATAGCACACTTTGATATTTTGTTAATATTAGAGGGTCTTCTGATAAGAAGCCTTAATATTCCCTCTTTCTAGTGTTTTCCACCCAAGTTTAAATATACGTTCTTCAACAATAGTGTCGTGGTCTGCCATCCAAACGTCATCGAATACAAATACAGAACCGGGAACAGTCCGTTCTAAGAAAAAGTCCAATTCTATTTCAATTGCTTCATTAGTATGTGGACCATCAAAGAAAACAAAAGCATATTTATTTAATAGAGTTTTCTCATCATTATATACAGGAACTCCATCAGCATATCTGTTAAAAAACTCATAATCTTCAAGACAGAAGAAATTGAAATTAAGACCAGCATCATAAGCACAATAATACAATGAAGGAATAATCCTATTTCTCATTTTATTATCATAATCAAATCTTTGTTTTGATGTGAGTTCTTTTGATTGAAGATCTCCTTCAATCTTTCTATCTGGATTATGTAAAGTCATATTAAGATTGGTGCAATCAATCTCAATATTACCATATGGATCAATACAGAACATTGATCTATCTGTGTTATTAGTTTCTGTCAAAGCATCAATAATCATTTTAGCAGAACCACCACGTCGTGTGCCAATTTCTACAACAGCACCTTCGGTATTACCAATCTGTTTTACTGCGTTTACCAGAATCTCATATTCTTGTGAATCTACTCCAAAAACTTCTTCGTCACTAAATCTAATAATAGTCATAGTTTCTCCAAACAAAAAAAGGCAGCATAGGTTATATGCTACCTGTTATTCTTAGCAATGTCAACATAAATGTTGTAAAAGATATTACAAATACTAAAAACATTAAAATATAAAAACAAGTATCATTCATTTTAAATACCCAGAGCAATTACAATACAGAAAACTGTGGATATTAAAATAAACATTTTACCCACCATAATTGCTAAGAATATATCATTCTCTTTTTTATTTAACAAAAATTCTTGCATACTTAACACCATTTATGAACCAATTATCATATATCCTAGATACAGGATACCACTACCAGTAAGTAGTAAAGCACTCACTACTGCAAAACACGCTTCATATATTCCTAGATTTTTATACATTTTTTCTTTCATATGTTAGATTCCCCAGGATGGATTCGGACCATTAACAGATATATGCTCTGTCTTATATACTGAGGGGTGTTGAAGGATGGGTGTAGTTTTTTACCCATCCTATTTAGAGGATATCGATAACCCGACCAGAGGAATCTACTGCTCTAACTCTTTTGCCAGATGATGTAGAACTTACCTGTTGCATACACTGAATAATGTATGGTTGGATGTTATTCACAACTTGTTGTGTGATCCAGTTACCCATAATGTCTTGATATTGTATTTGAACTTGATCCATTTCACTTCTCCCTCATTTGATGATATATATATATTATCATTATTATATGGAGTTGTCAATGATTTTTTAGTTATGCCAACGGCCTCGATGGTCATCAATATGAATATGATTATGTCGACCAGAGTATGTACCAACTCCACCTCTCCAAGTCGATTTCAGATATTTCGACACCATCCTATATTTACCTCTTGGTACGTTGAAATCTACCGCACGACAATAGCGATGCATTGATGGCCTACCAGTTTTCTTTACAGTTGCACCCGAACGACAAGATGAAGAAATACGAATCTTACCAAATTTTGATTCAACATCTCGTAGTTTATTTGCAACACTTAATGGCATTCTATGTCCTTTAAACTTTGTCAATCCTGAACGAACAAGTTTACTTGATCGGAACTTATTACTCTTTTTCTTAGAATATTTTCGTTTCTTAGAATATTTCCGTTTCTTAGAATATTTTTTCTTTTTGACAATTTTCTTTTTAACTTTATCAGATTTCCACATCACGATATTACCAGTATCCGACCATCCTGCGGTAGCTGTGTTTATTGGAGTTATAGTTAAAGTCAATATCATATAAGAAAAAACACACAAAAATTTTACACTTGAAATATAAACTATATTAATCATAATAACCTCGGTTTATTTAAATAATTTAACTTACTGGCCAATACACACAACGTGCATAACCAAACTTCTCTTTTGTTTTAGGATTTTCTGACAACGGATGCTGATCATAAAATCCTATACAGATGTGAACATTAGAGTCCTGTGAGGACAACATTCTTATTTGGTTCGATCTATCTAGGACTAATGCGGTTCCGTGTTTTGAAGTCATGATCCATCCTTTATTTGATGAATCTCTTACCATTTCTATAACAGGAGCACAATCTTTTTTATTACAACAATCTTTATCATACCAACTATGTGAATGGGCTTGTTGAATATACCACAAACTCGCAAAATATAAAATAGAAGTAATAATTAGAGCAAACTGGATCTTTTTACTCATTTACACCAGGATTTCTTCTTACCCTTACCACCAATATATACTGCTGCGTGTTTATTGTCAATTAATAGTTTACTAAGAAGCTTACCATCCAAGGAGATATCCCCAATAATTCTACCCCCAAATTTTCCCCATTTTTTTAGAATGATTCTGACTTCTCTGGCATTTCGGATTTGTTCTGTGGTAAATTCTTTTGCTATGAGTGCTTTTTTTTTCTCTTTGTCGCACTTGGCAAGGTAATTTTTTTCTGGAGTATCAACCCCATCAATTCTTAGTTTGAGTGTTTTCTTGAGAGGGTCTGGTAGGAACTTTGCTTCAAATTCTACTGTGTCCCCATCTACAATTTTAACAATTTTGTAGTTATATTTTTTATTATGTAGGAATACAAGCGAGGATACAGATTCTAATCCTTGAACATCTGCATATCCTAGATATCCAACACAAAAAATTCCCCCTGCTACAACACTAGCAATAATAGTTTTTTTTCTCATTTCAATCCTCATAATTATTTTCTAAGTCGTCAGCAATTACATATTCTGCATCATCATCTAATGGCTGTCCAAATTCCAACACTTTTCTTATATTGAGAATTCTTTCTTCAACACTTTTAATAGTCTTTCTTGTATTTTCATCATTATAGTCATCTTCTAAATCATGTAGTGCTGCTTGTAAATTTGTATCAGCACAATAATCAATATGAAATTTTCTTCCTTCTTTGTCAGTATATGACTTCAAAGGAGGAAATAGAATTTCTTGAATTTGTTGAAGTTTTTCTTCTGATGATGTTTTAGGGGGTATTTCTTTTTTTTCAAAGATGTTATCAAAAATTTTCATAATGTATTTACCTATTATCTATTTCTTTTTCTACCAATGTTATACTTAGCTTCTAAAGTCCACTCAATTTTTTCTTTATGAGGGATGATTTTAATTTGTCCCATTGGTGCTCTAGGTGATTCAAGTTTCTCTATATTAACTACAGAAAGTAACCCCCATTCTTTCAAAAGATTTGTAATTGTATTTCTTCTACCTTTATCTTCATCTGAAAAATCAGTAGGTTTACCATCAAGAGCGAATAGCTCTTTAAAATGGACGATATAATATTTTCCCTGTTTATGTAAAATATGACAGGATTGATAAAGTTTATTTTCTTTTCTCGAAGCAATACCAATTCGTGTTAAAGTTTCCTTAATTTTAAGGAAGTCTTCATCTTCCGCAATAGTCACTTCCACTAGATTATCTAGGTTGCTCATGTTCTCCACCCTTTTGTAATTTTTCTTTAATTTTGTAGAGCTGTTCCTCCGTAAGAACTTTAACTGCTTGTTCTGCTTTCTTACGATTATATTTATAATAATCACAGATTAAAGAAATATCATCAAAAGGTGAAGATTTATCCCTTTTAAAGAACCGTTTTCTTGCTTTTATAGAATAAAAAAGATATTCATATTGCATTTTATCATTCAAATGTCTATTCATATTCATAGCATTTGAATAAAGAATAGTGTCTATAAAATTAGAAAGGACTTTATTAGTCCTCCCTGCTATATATTTTTCTTCAGAATTAACTTCTTGGTATTTTTTATCTCTTGTTATACTATTTTCATATTTCCAATCATATTTATTCATTTATTTCACATTCTACCATGACTTCAACTAGAAATGCCATAAAATTAATCTCTGGATCGGCTACAAAAGCATTCTGATATTGGTATTTACCAAGTAAAATAATTAAGTTTGGTAAAGTCTGTTTAGTAAAATACACTGCACCGTGTTCATAAAACTGTCTATATAACTCATTCATATCACAATCTGAGTTATTATACAACCAATTCCTCAGCATGGGATAATTTTTCTGTTTAAGTGTTGAAATAAGATCAGAGATAGAAGTTTCTTTTACATCAACAAGAATACCAGTATCAATTTTTCCTGATGAAGAATATTTCTGAAGCTCATTTAGGACTCTTCTAAAATCAGGAAAATGTTTTTGAATTACTTCAGCAATTACAATTCTTTCAAATTCTACATTTTCATTAGTAAGAATCATTTCGATTCTTTTCATAAAACACATAGCGAGTTTAACTTTATCGTTCTTATTAAAGTTAAAATCGATTACAGTACATCTTGAATGTAGAGGTTGAATAATTCTATTCTTAAAATTACAAGTAAGAATAAACCCACAATTCTTAGAAAATTCTTCCATAAAATTACGAAGAGCTGGTTGTGTAGAATTAGGATTTAAGTAATCTGCTTCATCAAGAATGATATATTTTTTACCATCATATAAAGATACCGTCGAAGCAAAGTTATGAATCTCATTTCTAAGAGTATCAATATTCCCATTCAAAGAACCATTGATAACTAGATATTCACATTCCAATTCTGTTAGAATTGCTTTTGCAACACTTGTTTTACCAACACCAGAAGTTCCAGATAAAATCATATTTGGAACTTCTTTTTTATCAACAAATGATTGGAATACCGTTTTCATATTATCCGGTAAAATAGTATCCTTCACAGATTTTGGTCGGTAAAGCTCAGTCCATAGAAATTGTTCCATCGTATTTCCTAAATTAACCCATCACACTTTGATGATCATAA